TTTGTTTTTCTGCTTATCTTTTTTGTTTTTCTGCTTCTTTCGCATCTACCTCAGCCATGTATTTTTCTTTTTTTCCTGTAGTAGACCCCGGAGTTCTAGGATTCATTTTTTGATCAGCTTCATCCTGTCTAAGTTTTTTGTTACTGACCTCCCTATTAACGATGTCTGGTAGTGTTGATATACCTTCAACTACGTCTTTAATAAGAGGAATGCCTGTGATAAAGCCCGTTGCTTCCCCCGCCGCTCTTTTCTCAGCAGAAGTTGTAGCTTTAATATCCTTATGTGCTGCGCCACCAATACCTTTTCTTTTATTTACATCAGCACCAGGAACACGTAGATCAGCACCATGAGCACGCCCTTTTTGTTCCCTTTCCAATTCACCCTCAAGCACACCAAGATCTTTAGCACCTGAAACACGCCGCGCAGCATCTGCTGCACTTTCACTCTTATCCATCCCCTTAGAGTTACTGGCATCTACCTTGTCAAAATATTTTTGTAGCTGCGCCTTCTCTTTTGCCTTCATTGTAGCATTATGGGCACGGCCTCTTTGTTTGTACCCGTCACCTTTACCAATTCTTTCCCAATCAGGATGTATCCTTTTACTAGCAGCAGCAGAAACAACTTTAGTTTTTCCTGTCTGCTTATTCATATATATGTAATACAGTTTATCAGCCATTGGTTGAGAATCCTTTTGTGGTGGGTTTTTGGGGGATCGGGCAGTTTTAAATAAGCCCTCTACATCACTAGAGGCGGTTTTAATGGGTTGTCTTGCTTTGCTTCCTTGGATAGAAGCCCATTTTTTGCTTAGGTTTTTCCTATATTTTTCAGGAGTCATTTCTCCAGATAATACCTTTGATAGTCCAGCAAGCTCTAAGTGAAGACTTGCTATCTTATCCTGTACTTCTGGAGTAAACGTATCCCCTTCATTTATAATACCTGCATTTATGGCATCTTGTATAGCCGCTCTAGTAAGTTGGTATTTTCCTACAGCAGATGTCCCTTGGTTTGGCTTAAGACCTTGTATTCCTCTTCCTCTAGTATCAGCTACTAATTTGTTTTGATAACTACGAACTTCTGCCATAGTCATTTTTGTAAGGTCTTTTTTTGGCTGTACGAATTTACCATACCCAAAAGGAGTATTATAGTCTGACCCTTCTCCACGGGCTACCGTATCTAAAAGTTCCCTTACAACATTGTGTTTGGCGGCCATTCTCTAATTCCTCTAGTACCCAAAGGTTTCATTTCCAGGGACGTATATCTGTCGGGCATTTCGGCTTATGTCCGAATAATACGAAGGCCCTATAGGGCGGCTCATGCAGCCATACCTTAAGGCATCATAAGCATGATCTTCTGCTTTAGTATCAACATCCTCCGGGTTTCGATCATCCAGAGGCAACGCAGGTAGGGTTCTAATAAGATTCCTGCAAGAAGAGAACACCTTCATTCCGGGGACATTAGTTTCAGAATTTACAGATAGTCTCTTGTGAATTTCTAATTTGCCACTAACCCGACTTTTAGGAGAACGATCAGATGGTCGCCATTTACAGCCTTCCCGTATCATTGATTCTGCAATCGAAGGACCGATATCTCCTCGTTTAGCCCAAGTCGAAGAATCCAATACTCCGTAAGATATGTACTCACCCTCTTCCATCGAAAGAACCGTATTAGCAAAATCATCGGCAGTTAATCGGGTTACGTATAACTCCCGGTACACCCAGAGGGTATCGTCATAATCTACAGCAATCCATAACACACATGCAGGAGAAGAATAGCCCCAATCGCAAGTTCTAAACCTGACCCAAGTATTGGGTATCTCAAATGGAGCAACGACATGAACATCTTTATTAAACTCTGGGAATGCTGCTGAATCAAATGCATTCCAATCCCCTTCCAAGAATTGCCTACGCTGTATTTCCGGTAATGATGCCAACATGATAAGATAATCATCTGTCTGCATCAGATAAGGATTATCTTGTAGCTTGGCAGGAATGAAACGCCGTGAGATACTCTTTACACCCACAGGAGTTTCAATGCTTACTTCAAATGGTTCTCCAGGGTCTTCCGGGTCAACGAACATTTCCTTAACCCAGTGTGATCCTATATTACCGGGATTTCCTGTTGCTCTTAGATATACAGGAATTTCAGGATCAACTGACCGGAGAGATGAGCGGAGAAAATTATAAACTTCAGGGGATGGATACTGGGGCAACTCATCAATTCCGATCCAAGTGTATGACTGCCCTTGATATCGTAACGCATCCCCCAAAGACTCTGCGTAACCAAACTCTACTCTTGCACCAGAAGGGAACCTCCACTCTTTCTCTTGTTCCCTCCACTTAGCACCGGGGAATGCCTTTGAGTATAACTTCAGGGAATGGTTGATCATGTCCCTTAGTTCTGGCATTGTTCTTCGTATAAGTAATGCCCTGTGCATTGGTTTGTGGCAATATCTCAATGGGTCTACAAGCATAGCATAAGACTTGCCACCACCCCTAGCACCCCCATAAAATACTTCTCTTTCGCCTGCTGCAAGAAAGTCTGTTTGTGGACCATCGTTTGGGACGAAAATTACATCCTGGTCCTTAACGTATTCTTGAACACTTGGGGGTAACCTACTAATATCATCCGGGGTTACAATATTGGATTCACTATTATCGAATTTTGCTATATTCTCTTTTGCGCCAGTATAAGACTTCTTGGCGGATTCAAATCTATTTCTTGTCTTTGCAACGTTATCCCTCTTTTCTTTGAGGTTCTGTCTTGCTGATTTCTTAGCTTTTGTTTCGACACTCAAGGCGGGGCTTTTGCCCTTTGTGCTTTTTCGTGGCCTTCCAACAGACGGGGACTTGGATTTAGGAGGAGTTACCACTCCCGGTTCAGAACCTTCCTTAGCCCCATTGTCGATATTGGTCTTCCTGTCTTTCTGTGCAGCCACTCTGAAACTTCCTTGTATGTACAACTTTCGATGTATTCTTTGGCTTTCTCAATAGCCTCTAATTCTTCTGGAACCCCTATGATGTAATCCGAATCATCTTCATTTAATTTGTATCCATAGGGGATTGTTCTAGCTTTGCGTTTTCTAGTTTCAGGGGCAGCACTAGGAGTATTCATTATTAGCGGGACGGACGCCCCCTCCGTTTGCGTAATTCTTTACCATATCACCTTTTCTTTTCTTAGGTGTCCAATTCTTTTTTGTCTTTGGTTGTACAAATGGTTTTTCAGGTGTCCAATTCTTTTTTGTCTTTGGTTGTACAAATGGTTTTTCAGGTGTCAAGGCTCTTACTATACTGCCTTTTCTTTTACCATCTCTTTTATCAACTTCCCTCTTTGCGAGATATCCCCCGCCAGCAGCAGACCCGCCAATAGCCCCTCGACTTTTTATAAAATCTTTAGTGCCTTGTGGTGTATCTGGAGGATCAGCGTACCTGTCACCAAACTTTTTTAATTTGGCTTTAGCCGCATTCGCTGCATCCCTAGTAGCATGTCCACTTAGTTTTTTAGCGCCTTGTGGCATTCCCTTGAGAAGGCCAGTTACAAGCTTTGATCCTATACTCCATAAAGCCCACATTTTAAATTCCTATCCAACTTTCGCAGGGAGGATAAACAGACCTCCCATTGCTTGCATGTTAATATCCACCTTCTCTTTCTTAACCACGCCTACACGGTTAAGGATTTCCTTCGCAGCATCCATTCTTGTATTCATCCCCGGAGTACCGCCATCTGCTTCCAGACCACTGATGAGTTGGAATGCAGCTTGTGGGGAGTGCAGCGCAAGGATATTCTCTGCCTGATCTATAATCTCATTCTTCAAGGAAGATATGACAGTAGGGAAAGAAGAGGGAGCGTAACCCGCAAGTTCACCAGCGATTCTTGGGTTGCCTTGGGCATCGCCAAAAAGAGCATCTAGGAAGGCGGATTGACGCTCAGTTAGCTCCCTCTTCTTACTCTGGGTCTGAGGTAAAAGACTCATTGAAGTCTGTCCTGTTCAAGAACAACAAAATGGGGGGCACTAAAGCTGCCATTCAATTTCTTCTTATACCCAAAGTCATCTTGAGGCTGTAGCGTGGTATTGAAACAATCACAGACTTCCGGTGTGCAGCTTTCACAGATACAATCATCAGGGCACTCTTCACATTCACAATTCTTACAGGTCATCTCTTTCTAGTCCTTTTCTTTGGCCTTCCGCCTCTGCCAAGATTATCCGATCTGTTTCTGGAAGGAGACATAACAACTAGATTGGAATAGGATTTGTTGTGGGGGTTATGGTCTTTGTGATGAACATCACCCTTCAATTTCTTAACGCCGAGCTTCTTCTGCATCTTCCGTCTTGCCTGATCAGTAGCAACCCGTTTCTTTATGTTTTTGGGTTTGCCGTGATAGAGCGCATACTCACGTTTGTAGTTACGAGGTTTCTTCATGCGTCTGAATGGTTGGCTGGACGGCAAATATTTGCATATACCTTGCCACCCCTTTTGTATCCTTGAGGATTAATAGAGCCTCCCTTACGAACCATTGCACGGGGAGCTTGAGGTTGTGACATTCCTGGAGGACCGGGAGGCTTTCTTTGGGGTTGTCCTAGGGATTGTCCTAGGGACTTTCTTTGTGCAACCTTAGCATCCTCTGCTTTTGCAGCAGCTATTTTATTAGAAGCATCTATCTTCTTAGCCATCTGTTCTTCTTTGGAGGGTTGCTTCTTTACACTTGCAGATTTATTCGGAGTAACTG